CCTTCGTCTGTCTCATAAATTATTCTTTGTGCCATAAAATTCTCTATCTAAATATTGCTACGCAAATACGATCAAAATCTTCAGTACCGCCTGTTGAACTACAATATAACCTTACATTAGAAGTAGTTGGATCTTGGTTATATTTTATGTTTACAACTTTTCCGTTTGTTGAACTAGCACCAGATGTAGGTTTTAAAGCAGTTGTTGTGGCGTAATATGAATCCACTAAAGAATAAACAAAATTAACAGTAAAGTCTCCTACACCATTATCAGTAATAGAACTTACGTTACCGTTTCCTCTAATATTTGTATTAGAAGAAAAGTCTACCCATGCTCGACAACCGTATGCAAGTGTTGCTGATCCATAACCTGAGTTGAATTTAAGATTGCCAGAACCATCAATACGCATTTGTTCTGCGTTGTTAGTTCTAAATATTAAAGGGATATTTGTTACTGATCCCATAATATTTTGAGACGCATCACCGTAAGCTATAAAAGTTTTTGTACCATTTACTGCCCCAACATACTGATAACTTGTTGATCCATTTGTTACTGTATTAACAGAAGCACCGCCAAGACCTGAAGGATTAGTAGTACCAATACCAACGTTGCCAGAACTGTCGATACGCATGCGTTCTGTGCCTGCAGTAAACATACGCATAAAATCAGAACCATGGTTGTAATTTATCCAACCACGATATGCTTCATTACCAGTTGTTCCATCAGCAAAAGCTAAACTTCCTTCAGAAGCAGTGCCAGAAGCAATAGTTATTCCGCTATCTCCTGATCCATAAGCAACTAAATTATTCATTGCTGAGTTATAACTAGAAGGACTACTAGTACCAATACCTACGTCACCAGTGTTGTAATAAATATCACTGCCTGTTGTTGTCCATTGGCTACTAGCTATACCTGTTAATGCAGATCCATCAATAGCTGGCAAAGCCCCAGTAAGTTTAGATGAAGTAACTCCACTAGCTATCTTAGCGTCAGTAACCGCAGAATCTTGAATAGCAGCTGTATCGACTGCGTTATCGTCTACAGAAGTAGCAACTTGAGGCGCAGGGGCTTGCCCTAAATATCCCATTATGTAATCTCCAACACAGAAGCAATCACGTCAGCAGAACTTGCTGTATCTGATACTACCTTCAATGCGTCCGTAGCTTCGAGGACTAACTTCTGATCTCCACCCACCGGAACTAATGCACCACCTACAGGTACGACAGCATTCTTAACTATGTAATAGTCTGAACCCCCAATGGTTGCGTATACATCTACTGTAATAGCTCCAGAGGTCACTATGTTAGCTACCGTAATACCAATAACAGTAGTCTGTGTAGATCCTGGGCCAGTTAATATAGTGGAAGGAGAAGTCCCAACCGCTGATGCTGCATAATTTTTAAATGTATTTGCCATAAATTATCCCAATGCGATTGCCATTGCTACGCCAGTTCCAGCAGCGTCAAAATCAGTTGTATTAGCGGTTGCCGCTGTGCCTAAACCCAAATTAGTTCTAGCAGTAGAAGCACTAGCTAGATCAGAAAGATTATTAGCTGAAAGAAGTATGCCACTAACACCACTAATAGAACCGCCAGTTATAGTGACATTACTCATTGCTAAATTTGCCGTAACGTCTGTAACAGCACCACCAGACCCTGCCCCATCAGTAGAGACAATCTTTGTAGTGCCACTTGCTATAGTTACTGTTCCACCACTACCCTGAGCTATAGTTATAGATTGACTACCTGTTGTAGCGTTCTCAATGACCCATACCTTGCTTACCGTATTTGGGGCAAGTGTAATAGTTCTAGTAGCGGTAAGTGAAACAGAAGAAGTTATCTTAAGATACAACGCTCGAACCGCATCAGCGGTAGCGTCCTGCATGGTTAAAGTTGCGTCTGCATCTGAAGATAAATCCTCATTGCCGTAACCCAATGCCTCTCCGATAAGCTCTAGGTTTACATTAGTGGTATCACCCCATGTACCGTAGTTCTCACCGGTTGCCATCTCCTCCAAGCGGAGGTTATTTACGTATGTACTAGGCATTATGTAACTTTCCTAAATCTTTTTACCTTCTTAGCCACTGTTTTAGGCTGTTTAGAAACTTGTTTTCCTGCGGCTTTAGCTTTTCGTTTGGCGCGTGTTGACGCTGCGTACTCCGACGGAGATAACGCTTTAATAGCCTTTTCTGGAAGATAACGCTCTCCAGTGGCTTCTGATCCTTGAGTCGATGGTTTTCCACTCTTGGTGCGCCATTTCTGTTTAGTCCAAGCCCTCAGACTTTTTTGTGATTTAGCGAGAGCCATTACGACTTGTAGCCCCCACCCTTCGATTTGTACTGCTTTGCTAACATCTGTGCCTTTCGAGCACTCCATTGACCAGGAGCACCACCTTTGCCACCAGCTTTAATACTTTCAAATAAACTTTTTCTCATGCCAGGTTTGGTATAGTTGCCAGCTTGATTGACCTTAGACTTAACCTTCCCGCCTTTTGCAAACTCATACCCATCTTTTGGCAATGGATATCGTAACTCAGTAGGAGAACTAAAAGTACCTTTCCCCTCTTTAATACGTTGTTTAGCATGCTTTCTGGCTTTTTCACGTATTTTTTTAGTAACCTTACCTTCAGTAAGAGACTTCAGTTCGCTTTTAGTAAGCGTGGGTACAACCAATGGGTATTCCCCTATATCATCGTCTTCCGAAGAAAACTCAGTCATAACTTGACCATTTGGCATGTCAATCTTGCCAAAATAGCCTTTACCCTTTACACCTTCGCCACTATGCCTAATACCATACGGAGCTAATCCACCTTCAGCAAACTTTTTAGGTTTTGCTTTTCCCTTGGTTTTAAGCTTGGATGGGCTTACTTTGCCCATACCACGACAAGGCATCATTTGCGTTTACCCTTTTTAACAAACTCTTTGCCTACAGCTTGTTTAACCCCGACCTTTTTAGCGAACTCAGGATTATTAGCCACTGCCTGCATGAACTTCTTTTGCTTTTTAGTTTTGGCAGGCATTAACACATTCTCCCGCGTGTTTTGCCTTTTACACAAATACCATCAGCGCGTTTTGAAGCGGTGCTTTTCTTTGCCATTTTCTTGTGTGCTGAGTCTTTCATCATTTTGCCGTTTGGCATTTTGTGATAACCCTTTTTAACCATACCACCTTTTTTCATACCTGGTTCTACAGCGCCAGTTAAAGGAGCTGCGTTAGCTACTTTTTCTTCGTCTTCTTTTTTCTTTCTATACATCATTCCTGGCACCATACCTACAGCAAACCCTTTATTCTTTTTACCAAGAAGCTTGCTTATTACTGGCAATGCACCACCAATTAGATCCTTAGCTTTCATATCAAACCATCCTTCCTTTAGTCCTACCTTTTACACAGATACCGTCGCCACGACGACCTTTTTTGGCTTTTACTGAACCGCCTTTAGCTTTCATAACCTCTTTACCTACGTCTTCAAACCAATTTGACTTCATGCCCTCATTTTGAGTAGTTTTTTTACGCATATCAGTACGTTTTTTACTAAGAGGAGTCAGTACTCTTTTATCTGTTTTAGGATTGTATGGCTTACCTTCAAATTTAGGAGCTTGAGTTTTAGGATCATACGGCATAGGTTTCATGTCACCTTTAGCTTTATCTAATAAATCTTTTAATTTGTCCTTTTTCTTTTCCTTTATGATTTCCATGGCTTGTTTCCCAGATTTACTTAAAGTTTCACTTGAAACGCCACCTGTAGCCATTTTCTTAACCTTTCTACTTCCCATACAATTACTCATATTAAACCTTCCTGTTCTTAGTAACTAATTGACACATTAAAATAAAATAGTCTTGGGTATATTTGCTTTTCATGACATTAATGTCTTTATGAACTAGCTGAATATTATCCAAGACGTATCCTTTATTGCTATCTATCCTGTCTATTGAGGCTGTATGGCTTCTTCCTACGTCCGCCCAACCTATCTGTAATCCTGTTAATGCACAAACTTTACCCTGTTTTATGTATAAATCCCATACATCTTTTACTTCTATTTGCCACTCAATCCCTCTAGTTTCTGCGCCTACTTTGGCTTTACCGAGCCAAGAGAGTTTGATTTTTTCGTAACTATAATGTGGTTTTGTGTTATTTACTATTGAAGAGCATCGAGTACATCGTTTATTAGCTAAAAACGAGTTTATTGCATACCCTCTACGTAAATAAGACTGCTCAACTCCACAAAAATTACACTTCTTATACCACCGTTTACCCCTTTTATATACACCTTCGGGTACCGTTACCACTTAACTTTGTCAGCCCAGTACGCTGCTGACATTTTACCTCTCTTAATATTCTTAGCATGTCGGGCTTTGAACGACTTACGCTTAGCTTTCATTCTGGCAGACTCGCCAGCTTTAGGTTTACCGGCTGTACCAGACACGGTTCCTACCTTTTTGCCTTGTTGTCCAAAGCGAATAACCTTCTCTTTACCACCCTCACATGCCTTGACGACATGAGATTTTTTAGGGTGACCGGGGGTGCTCCTTGCTTTGTTGCAAGGCATTGATTTCTTGCTAACTTTTTTAGTGGGCATTAGTCCCGCCTCTCTTCTAGCAATTTAACTCTAACCTTCAAATCGTGGATATGTTCAAGCATCTCTTCTTTGAGTTCTTGTCTCGCAAAAGCATTGCCTGGACTTGGGACGATCTCACCCGAAGGACTAATAAGCTGCATCTGGTTCGCACGAATTAGCTGGATATCGGATTGGATCTCCCCAATAGACGAAATGACCCACCACATAGCCGCCAGAAGTACCGGGACTAAGCTAGCTAGTACCTTCGGCAGGTCAAAGTCTTTCACAATTTATCCGTAGAACAAAGTAACAGCGGCTGCGCCGTTTGCGTCTAGGTAAACACCGTTTTCACACAACAAGCCTTCGCCTGGTATATCTACAATATGTTGCCCTGCAACAGCAGCGGGTAGCGTAAGAATCGCAGTACCTGAAGCAGCAGAAGCATTATCGTAGAAAACTACAGCTGTGCCTGGGGTAGAAACAGCATAAAACACGCTTTTAATTCGTGTCCTATAAGCCACCATAGCGCCGTCACCAGTTGCATACGCGGATTTAACGTCGTATTGCATGGTTTTCTCCTATTAGCCAGCTGAAACTGTTAGTACGCCTGAGTTACTCCAAAGCTGCCCTGCAACAGATGGGTCAGAAGTAGGTAGGTTTGAGAATATAACGACACTATTTGAGCCGTCATAAGTAATCGAAAAATTGGTAGTCTCTACGCCAGTGTTGGCAGCGACAGTGATATCTTTGAAGCCGTTCTCTGATCGAACTGGCCCGTTAAAAGTAGTATTAGCCATCTTATTTCCTTTCGTGTAGTAGCACTTCTCACACCATCTCTACTAAGTCTGCTAGGTCAGTTGGTATGAGTTAAACCCTAGTATCTTTAGTATAAAACAAAAAAGGGGGGCTTGTAACCCCCCTCTCTATTAGGCGCCTTGTGAGCCGAAAACTCCGAGTGGATCAGACCAACCGAAAGAATATCGTTCACGAGCCTTATAACGAACGTTACCTGTGTCGAAGTCTCCGTCCATAGAAGTGCTCATTGGTGAGCGGACAAAGTGCTTCATACCATTTGGTACGTCAGTTGTAAGGAACCAACCGTCAGTATCGGTCAACCAGTGGTTAACAGTGTAACCCTCTGGAATAGAACCATTGCTTACGATTGCGTTAACGTCGTTGTCCGCCGTACCTACACGCTTCTCGGTCTCAAGGAGTCGAGTTGCAACGAACTGTAGGGCAGGTGGAACGATTAGTTTACGAGGCTTAGCAGCAATCAAAAGACCACGCTCATCCGTCCAACCAGCGATCTGAATAACAGCTGCTTCAAGAGAAGTTTCGTTAAGATCAGCCTGAACAGCTGGCGTGTTGCTGTTTGTACCACCAGAAACTAGTGGGTGTGCAGTTGAGAAAAGAACAACCCCATCACCACCAGTGTAACCAGCAGTCCAACCGTTGTTTAGAACAGCAGCAGCTTTAGTTTGCTTGGTGTAAGCCATAGCACGAGCCAAAGCCTTTGTATAACGTGATGACAATGAGTCATACAAGTTATCTTCAATAGCCTCTTCCGTAAGAGAGAAGCCAAGAGCGATGGTTTCGTGGTTGTATCGAGCCGTCCAAGCTTCTTGTCCGTTATCGTAAGAAATTGAGCTACCCTCGTTCTTTACAGGAGCAGCTGCAAAGCCTGATAGCTTGGTTTCTTCTTCAAATGAACGCTCGGAAGATTCGGTTTCAAAAATCTCCTTATGCTCTTCGCCGTATCTGGCATATTCCATACCAAATAGCGCGTTAAGACCAGGAAGGAGTTCCTTTAATAGTTGTGCGCGTGACATAGCCATTTTACGTTACTCCTTATAGGCCAACATTATTTGTCATCTGGTGTGCGCTTGGATTGAACTTAACAAGAACATCCGGATACGCATCACTAGCAGGTGACACATGGGCAACAATACGGAACGCAGCTGCTGTAGTTACAACAGTAGCATCCAGTGCTGAAGTTGAATTACCAGTAGCAGTGTTACCAGTAGAAGTTGTTTGAGCAGCAGCAAAGAAAGTGTTAGCGCCGATAATAGTCTGAGCACCTGCACCATCTAGCTGAGCTTGGAAAAGCACATTTGGATCATCAACAACATATGCCTTAATGGTTCCGCCATTAGCAGTACCTGAAGGATAATATTGTGCCTGAACCACTTGGCCTGAAGAGTTAGTATATTCACAACCAACAAATACACCGTAAGCACCTACACCAGAGGTACCACTGATACTGTTAGTTGTAAGGTCGGCACCGGTGCCAGTAGCCAATGCAATATAACCGTCTGCACCGATGATAACAACTTGACCATAAAATAGGTTAGTTGCTTCACCAGCTGGGTCGATTAAATATTGACTAGTAGCGCCAGCATAAGGCATGCCGTCGGCACGCTTTACGGGTTTTAGACCGTAAGGGGCAGCTGTAGTAGCCATGTTAAATCCTTTTCAAAAAAGTTATTTACCTTTTCCGAACGACGTAGTTGAACGCTTTTCTGAAAAGAGCGGCATTCTTTGATCGTTCTCTCTCATAAAGTTGTTGTCTACAGAATCCGTTTGGGCTTTAGTCTGAGCAGCAAAGTATTCTCTTCGTTGTTCGACCATCTCATCCGGCATTTTGCAAAGCAACAAACCCGCAACCTCAATGTTGTCTTTGAAACGACTATTGGGGTCAACAAGCATTTGTAAGTGTGGTTGTTCTGATGCTAAAACAGGTTCCCAGCCTTCTCGTTGTTTGGACGAGACATTACGGGCATCTTGTTGTCCTAACAGTGCAACCCTGATCCAGCGATACGTATATCCAGGTTCTTTGCGTGGTTCTGGAAGTGTTTCTGGCCTTTGCCAAGCTTTTTTACGTTCTTTACTGGGTCTTTCATCTAATTCGCGTGCAAGTCTATTTTCAGCCATTTTGGTTCTCCAATCTCCTTAGTTCTTTAGCATATTGTTCAGGGGTTAAGCCAAGTTTTTTAGCTATAGCCACCTGAGACTGCTTTAGTACGATCCGTTTGGAAGATGTACTTCG